TGTGACGTTAGAAGAACTAAAGAAAGATCATGGTTTACTTGTTGAAGGTAGTTGGGAACATCTTGACTTTGATGAAGATACAAAAGTTTTCATGAAACATTTAATACAAAACAATTATGATCTTATGAAAGAAGCTGAAATAAAGATAATGACCTTACATGGATCAAAGGGAAAAGAATGTGAAAACGTAGTTTTATTTACAGATTTTGGTGCGGATGAATATCAAAGTAATTTTATTGAAGGTGAGTTTGAAAAGTCACCAGACAATGAACATAGATTATTTTTTGTTGGAGTTACCAGAGCTAAACAAAAACTTTATTTACTACAATCAGAGGAGGGTACAGGGTATGTCATATAAATCATTAGACAAACAAGTTCAGGGGAATCACTATCAAGATTTCAAGATTCAACCTGCAGAGTTTGTAAACCAAAACAAGTTGCTTTTTGCAGAAGGCAACGCTATAAAATATATCTGTAGGCATTCTAGGAAAGGAAAACATTACGACATTAAAAAGGCAATACATTATTTAGAAATGATTCTAGAAAGGGATTATGGAGAATTTATTTAACGAAGAGATGTGGAATTCACCGGACGAGTTTAAAGATTTAAGTAGTTATAAATATATAGCAATTGACTTAGAGACAAGGGATCCAAACCTAAAAAAGATGGGGTCAGGTTCTGTACGAGGTGATGGAGAAATTATTGGTGTTGCTGTTGCAGTAGATGGTTGGTCTGGATATTATTCTTTTGGTCATGAGCAAGGTAATTTTTTTGCAAAAGAATCTGTAATGAAATGGGTTAAAAGTATTTGTGCACTACCTTGTCCTAAAATATTTCATAACGCAATGTATGACGTATGTTGGTTAAGAGCGTATGGTGTAAAGATAAACGGAATCATTGTAGATACAATGATGATGGCAGCTGTGTTAGATGAAAACAGGTTGTATTACTCATTGAATTCATTATCTTTTATAGAGCTAGGTAAAGTTAAAAATGAAAAAGCCTTACAAGATGCAGCAGACAAAGCTGGCATAGATGCAAAGTCTGAAATGTATAAGCTTCCCGCATCAATGGTTGGAGCATATGCTGAAGCAGATGCTGAACTAACCTTACAACTATTTAAAAAATTTTCAGGGCAAATAAGAGATCAAAACTTACAGAGGATATTTAACTTGGAGACAAGTTTATTTCCTATGTTGGTAGATATGAAATTTAAGGGCGTTCGAGTAGACGTCGATAAAGCGCTTCGACTGAAACATGTGCTAGAGAAAAGAGAAGGGCTATGCCTTGCAAAAGTGAAACAAGTAACAGGAGTAGAAGTACAAATATGGGCAGCAAGATCGATCGCCAAAGTATTTGACAACCTTGGACTACCTTATTCCAGAACTGCAAAAAGTAACGCACCATCATTTACAAAAGCTACACTAGAAAACCATGAAAATCCAGTGGTAAAAAACATTGCAGAAGCTAGGGAATTAAACAAAGCACATACAACATTTATAGATACAATATTAAAACATGAACACAATGGACGTATTCATGCTGACATAAATCAGTTAAGATCAGATGCAGGTGGAACTGTAACCGGGCGTTTCTCATATTCTAATCCAAACTTACAACAAATACCTGCAAGAAACAATTTATTAGGTCCTGCAATTCGTGGACTATTTATACCAGAGCAAGGTTGTGATTGGGGTTGTTTTGATTACTCACAACAAGAACCTAGATTAGTTTTACACTATGCAGCAGAACACCCTATCTTAAAAAATTCTGAGTCTGTAACTGAAATGGTTTCTAAGTTTAATAGAGACCCCAAAATGGACTTTCATGGAATGGTAGCTAAACTTGCAAACATAAAAAGAAAAGAAGCTAAGACTATTAACTTAGGTTTGTTTTATGGAATGGGTAAAGCAAAACTTCAACAGTCTTTGGATTTAGAAAACAAAGAAGATGCTGATAAACTTTTTAATAATTATCACGATAGTGTACCTTTTGTAAAAGGTTTGATGGATGCTACAATGAGAGACTCACAAAGAGACGGAGAAATTCAAACAATTGCAGGTAGAGTATGTAGATTTGATAAATGGGAAGAGGCAAGGTTTGCTCCAGGTGAGTTGAGAGCACCTATGACTTATGAAGAAGCTAAGGGAAAATATGGTGAAGATAGAATTAGAAGAGCCTATACATACAAAGCTTTAAATAAATTAATACAGGGTTCTGCGGCAGATATGACCAAACAAGCTATGCTAGATTTATATAACGAAGGTATTACACCACATATACAAGTACACGATGAACTTGATATATCTGTTGAATCAGAGCATCAGGCTCAAAAAATTATTGCAATTATGCAAGATGCAGTTAAACTTTCTGTCAAAAATAAAGTTGATTATGAAAAAGGTCCTACTTGGGGCGATGTAAAATGAGGAGTGATTATGGCTTATCTAAACGCAAACATACCAACAGTTTATGCACAAATTAGAAAAGAGTATTTATATGATCTTAAAAAACATCATGGAGAAGTTGAAGAGTGTATTATCTTTGGCATTACTAGTATGGGGGGCCGTGCTATACTATTTCACGCTCTTATGGGTAACGGTGCAATATTTTATCGCCTGCCAATTAGCGCGTTTATTCAAAAGGGATTTGAACCATCCGGAGTGCCCACAAGAAGACTTGATGAATTGGAGCTTTGGAATTGTTTTTCTTACTATCCTACTGTCACTAGTTGGTCTATTTTAACTGCAGCTTCAGGTTATTACTTCGGTAAAGATAAAAAAAAGCATCACGGTCGTTATTTATTTACTATTGACTGGGCTCATCCAGATGTTAATATGTTAGATACTGATCATTCAGAGATTCCGCACGAACATAAGTGCGCTCACATAATTGCCTTAGATGATGGTAATTTTGCAGCACAACCAAATAATAGATGTATATGGGACCTACCTTCTTTTACTGTAAAAGATAATACTCCCGATTGGAAAGTGCAAACTAATGAATGGAACGTAGAAGATAGCGGAGCTTGGCGTACAGAAGATACGGATAAGTTTTTCTATGAAATAGAGGAGAAAAAAAATGATTAAAAAAACTTTAAAATGGGTTTGGAATATAATTTGCTGGCCCTGGAAAAAATTTAAACAATGGGTTTGGTCTAGTTAAATGACCAGTTGCAAGACATGTTTTCATCCTTGTCATTGCGGTGAAGATAATGATCTTCACGCAGATGAATATGGTGTGTGCACCTGCGAAAAGTGTACTTGCAAACGAACTTACAAAAAAGAAAAAGATCACAGTACGGACATAACATACGAAAATGAGTAACAAACCTTTGGATATCGGAGAAGAGGCTAGAGTACAGATGCCGATGAAGACAGTAGCTAGCCTGATCGTGCTCGTTGCAATGGGCGTGTTCGCTTATACGGAGCTGACTGCGAGATTAGTATCGTTAGAGACATCAAGAGAATTATTTGAAAATGATTTACTTAAAAAATCTGAACAAGTTCCTACAGATCAGGAGCAACATTTTTTATTGGAAGATCTTTATAAAAGTGTCGAGCAGATAGAAACGAGAATCGAGGACATGATGCACAACAAAGTAAACATACAGTTTATACAAAAACAAACTGAGAAGCTTTTAGTTGATGTTGAAAATTTAAAAGATAAAGTAAGAGCAAACGGTAACGGAGCGCATTGATGACAGAGTTAGTGGTAGCCTTACTTATGATTGTACACGGAGAGATTAAAGAAGCACGTATCCAGCCTTCGATGTCTGAATGTCTTAAAGGGGCACGTACAGCTAGACGTGATTCTAAATCGCACGTAAAGTACCAGTGTCTAAAACAGATGGCCGAGCTTGAAAAAAATATAGATGGATCTTTGTCTATAAAAAAGTTAATATTGGAATAATGAACCTTTCACAAAATTTTACTCTTCAAGAGTTAATTAAATCAGATACAGCTATACGTTTGGGTATTGATAATAATCCTAATGCAGATCAAATAGAAAAACTAAAAGCATTATGTGAAAATGTATTGCAACCTGTTAGAGATCATTTCGGTAGAGTTAAAGTCACATCAGGATTCCGTACTATTGAGCTTTGCCGTGCCATTGGTAGCTCAGAAAAATCGCAGCATGCAAAAGCAGAGGCCGTTGACTTCGAATGTGTAGGAGTTGACAACGCTGAAGTCGCTGATTGGGTACATATGAACTGTGAAACAGATCAATTGCTTTTAGAATTTTATACACCGGGAGAACCAAATTCAGGATGGATTCATGCAAGTTGGATACCTTATCAACCTAGAAGACAGTTTATGCATGTATATAAATTTGAAGGTAAAACTAAATACAAACCAATAATAGGAAAGGCGAAAGATATAGTATGAGTATAATAGATAAAAAATCAGCTAAATTATTTAGTAAAATAGATACAGTACATGGAACTTGTGAAGAATGTCAGGAAGAAGCAATTTTAGTTGCAATTGTTTCAGAATTTTATAGATGTACTAACTGTGGCCATGATACAAAACAACATATTAATGGCAGAATCAGATATCTTAAATTAGATGAATCTGATAAGAAATGGATAAAAGATAATTATATTGAATAATGGCTAAGAAGTTTAAATCATTCGAGACACGTGATAAACCTAGAAAACGTGGACCTCGTCAGCACAAGAAAAATAAAAATAAACACGAGAAACGTCAGAAAAAACAAACGAGATACAAAGGCCAAGGATAAAAACATAAAGGAGAAAGAAATGGTAGATATATTTAAACATTTTACTTTTGTAAAAAAGTATAATGATATTAAAGATTTAAAAGAAAAAGTTTTAAAATACACAAAAGAAGACTGGGAAAAATACGATTACAGGCAAAAAAATTATATTGTTCACAGTAGCACAAAAACCATACCTTTAATATGGAATGAAATGGATAAAGACAATTTAAGAAATTTAAAAAAAGACGAAAGAAAGTTTTGGCCTGAAGCAGATAATTATAAAACAGAGCTAGATTCTCTTTCACAAATATTTACAGAAAAATACGGTAAAGGTTTTATTTCTAGTGCTATGTTAATCAACCTACCTTCAAGAACTGTAATTAAACCTCACGTAGATAACTACGATCCTTATTTTGATAAAGTAAATAGAACTCATTTAGCGATCGTGACTGATGACGAAGTAATATTTACAGTTGGGGGTGAAGAAAGAAATATAAAAGAGGGTGAAATATTTGAAATAGATAATAGTAATAAGTTACACTCTGTTATAAATAACTCAGAAGAAATAGATAGGGTGCATTTATTGGCAGATTGGCTAAAAACATAAAGGAGAAAGAAATGAGCGAGAAGAAACTAACATTAAAAGCAACAGGCGTTACTCAGAAACAATGGGGCGTACTTGTTCTTGAACTTAATATACTTAAGAAAGCATGGAAAAGTTACGGAGTAGATATAGATTTGTCTGGTCACGGAATTAAATCTATTGTTGAAAAAGGTACAAGAATTTACGAATTTAAAAACGCTGATGAAAAAACTAAGAAAAATGAATTAAGCGGGTAGCTTAGGTTTTCTCGGTGGAACAGTAATATCTGGAAGTTTTATTTCTCTACATTCAAATTTGATAACAAGTCTATTTTTTTCAATGTGGTCTGCATCAACATTTTCAAGTTTTTTTAATTCCATATAAGTCTGTTGAGCAACTGCATATCCATTTAATGCACAATCATAGTGCGTTTCAAAACCAGTTTTTATTGAAAAATGACTAGAGGGACATTGTCCTGTAATCATGGAACATAAATGTAATACAATTATAAATTTAGTCATTGACTCCTGTTGTAATTTTAATATATAATCCTATATGTCAGAAATAACTTTGAAAGGATATAACAAATGACAGATATAAGCAAATACAAAAGTATAGCAATTGATCATGACTGCTATAATAAATTAACAAAACTATCAAAACATCTCGCTCCCAAGCATGCCAAATTGTCTAGGGCACAAGTCGTAAGAGTATTAGTCGAAGAAAAAGTAGAGAAGTTAAATGGCAAACTTAAATAGAGAAATATGTCCCGTTTGCAGTGGAAATGGGTATGTATTATCCGGCGTAACCGTCTATCAATGTAGTTACTGTGAATCTCAAGGCTCGATACCTAAAAAAGAAGCGAGCGTCGAGGAGCTACAGAAAGTAATTGAAGAGCTTCAAATATATAGAGGTGTGTTGCAAGCAAAAATAAAACAACAAGCCTCAAAAATTAACGAACTAGAAAACACGCTAAACATTGAACAGTTTAAAAACCCATGGTCGGGACAATGATATCGGAAATTGATTGCGCATACATTGCAGGTTTGTTTGATGGTGAAGGTTCAATACACATAAGACGTGGTATTGAAAAAAAGAAAAAACACAAAGGTAAACCTGGATACAGGCTTTCTAATTCTATGCGTATTAGTATGGAAATTACAATGACAGATAAATCTGTTTTAATTTGGGTCCATGAAGTATTGGGTGTAGGTACACTTACACCTAAGAAAGTAAAAGGAAACAGAGTTGATGGTACACCTTACCTTAAACAATATAGATGGCGTTGTACGTTTCGCGATGCTTATCGTGTGTGTTGTATGCTTTGGCCTTTTGCTCATACTAAGTTGCCTAAGATACAAGAAGTAATAGATCATTACTCAGACAGTAATATAGTTGATTTAACAGAGTACAGAGTGGCAAAGGAGTTAGAGGTTTGAACTGTTGGCACTGTAAGACAGAATTAATATGGGGTGGGGACCACGACACTGAAGATAATGAGGATTATG